TTCGTACTTTGGGGATGTGTTTGACCGCGATCTCCACGTTATTTCACGCCTACCCGGTCACAAGATACCTAAGAGCTGGCCGAGATACCGATGCTTTGATTGGGGATCATCGACGCCTTTTGCGTGTCTGTGGTATTTCATATCGAATGGGGAGGAGACGTCGGATGGTCGGAGCTGGCCAAGGGGATCAATAATATTTTTCCGAGAAGAGTACGGCGAAGAGCCAGGCGAGCGAAACGTTGGGCTCCGCCTTACCTCCTCTGAAGTCGGCGCTCTCCTTCGCCGACGAGAGGATGAGGATGGCGATCACCATCTAACCGAGGGGGGACCGGCTGATAATCAGATCTTTGCAGCGATGGACGGCGACTCGATCGCCGACAACTTTGAGGCGCACGACATCGACTTCGTCAAGTCCGACAAATCTGCAGGCTCCCGCGTGACGGGACTCGAGCAGATACGAAATCGACTCAGGGGGACGGATGGCAGTCCAATGATTTATTTTACCGAAGACTGCAAGGTATCGATCCAGACTCTACCTGTCGTCGTCAGGGATGAAAAAAACTGGGAAGACATTGCCAAGGGGCAGCGAGATCATGCTATCGACGCAATCCGCTATGCCTGCCTCGATAATATCCTCGAGCCGTATACCGTGGACGAGCTCAAGGTGAGAAAGATGACAGAGTCAGAACGGGCAAAGCGAGCAGAGGGGTATTCCACGCGCAAACCGGGCAAGGATAAGCAACTCCCGCCGGGTTTCCGCGAGTTCACAGAGAGCGTCGAGCAATTCCGGGCTAGGACTCCCGAGTAAGAGTCAACCCAGAATTCAGGTATGCGTCGAGCTGATCCTTCGGATACCATATCTGACTTCCGATTTTAATGTAGGCCGGACCCTTCCCCGCTTTTCGCCATTTGTATAGGCAGTCGCGCGTTCGTTTTAGTGCGATTGATACCTGCGCCACCGACCAGAGTTCCCCTTGTTCGAGGGATGTTGACCTTTTGTGTGCCATTGGGAGGTCCGGAAAAAGCCAGAAAAAGAAAGAATTATACGACATACAAACGTATTTCAAGCTATAAGTGATTGCTTCAAGTTGACCCAGAGGACAATCACGGTATGGACGACATCTCCCTCAACTCAAAAGACCCGTTAGCCGACACGCTTCTGAAGCGCCTGAAGGACTGGCAGGAATCGAGGCAGCGCCGCGTCGAGGATATTTGGCGCGTTGCCCTCCAGAATTTCCGAGGCGTATTCGATCCGCGTCCCGAGCAGGCTACCGATGGGCACGACTGGCGAAGCGACTCTTTTTACCCATTGACTGAGGTCAAGGTAATGGCCGGCGTTTCTCATGTCATCGATACCCTTTTTGGCGGTCGCGGGACAGCATTCCCCTATGACATCCAGCCGACTCCTATCCCGGACTCCCCGATCAATGAGATGATGGAGCAGATGGGATTTAGCATCGAGGCTCGAGTCAATGGCATGCGTAAGCTTATTGATGACCAACTCGTCGAGGGGAAGGCGCACAATGCTCTTCAAGATGCGGTGTTCACATCGGCCCTTTATGGGACAGCGTGTATTCAATCCCCGATGATCCGGCGGGTATCACGGAATAGGTGGGAGATTTCCAACGAGATGGAGATGGCTGGCGAGGACCAGCAGAGAGAAGCCGAGTTTTCTCAGGTACGTTTCCGGGAAGTATCCCCCTCGATCAAGAATATTGATATTTGGGACATCTTCCCCGACCCCGAGAGTGACGGGTCCGGTACTTCAGGAGCAGGTATCTTTCATCGCCAGTACATGAGCCTTTCAGAGCTTCGCGGCCTGATGGACATGAGGTGGCCGGATTCCCCCGACGGGAGGGAAGGCGCACCGATGTATGACGCTGAGGCAATCCAAAGCATCATTGACATGCGGGCCAACGATAAGGCTGAGAGGGATGTCAACATTTACGGGCAATCCCATCCCGACCGGGACGATCTCGAAAACCCGCTCGGTATCATTGAGGTATTCACGTATTCCGGCGTCCTTACCCGGGCGGATCTCGGGGAGCACGTCGCGCAGTTCCAAGGCGGCGATGAGATCGGCGACCACGAACCAATCGAGATGATCGTTGTCATGTCGGAGGGCCGTGTCCTTCAGGCATTTGAAAATTTTTACCCCGGTCAGCGCCGGCCGTACCATTTGATCCCTTGGGAGCGCATCGCGGGAACACCATGGGGCCGAGGGATAGCTGAGAAGCTCTTCGACGTTCAGGACTCAATCAACTCGCTTTTCCATTCATACCTCGATAACAAGAAGATCTCGGTTAATAATATGTTCGCGATCGACGAGTCGAAACTCGAGAAGGATTGCACTCTCGACATTTACCCGGCTAAGAATTGGCGTTTCAAGAAGGGCACCGTAATCCGCGACGCTTTTCAGTCGATCACGATCCCCGACGTGACATCGGGGGCGCTAGAGGGTATTGCGCGGATGCTGGAATGGGCGGACCAAGCTAGTGGTATCCCGAGAATTCTTGAGGGACAGCCGGGCGTAAGGTCGCAAACCGCTTTCGCGGAAAATCAGCGAATTCAGGCCGCTACCAAGCAGATGGCACTTGTCCTCAAAAACATCGATCGGTTCGGTATCGTCCCAGCTATCGAGGCGCTCTATGATTGGAACATGGAGTTTGCTGATGACAGCAACATTAAGGGCGATTTTGCGATAGAGGCGACCGGGTTTTCCAGTTTTGAAAATAAAACGGTCAAGCTTGCTCACATTCAGGAGTTCATCATAAACGCTCAGCAGAATCCCGACCTCGCCCGTCGTGTTAACTTTGGAAGGCTCTATGAGGACTGGGCGAGATTGCAGGGTGTCGACCCGGACCGCTATCTCGTACCGGAGGAAGAGCTCGCGGAGAAGGCGCAGGCCGAGCAAGAGCAGGCCGAGGCGATGAAGGAGGAGGCACTCGAGCAGTTAGCAGCCGAAACCGAGATCGAGACTCAGGGCAAAATTGCCATTGAGCAGGCCAAGGCCGAGGCCAAGCTTGCCGCCGAAAGGATTACAGCGCAGTCAAAAGCAGAGCAGGAGCGGGCTAAGCTCGATCACCAAGCTGAAATGAAGCTCATCGACGTGGAAACGAAGACATGAGCGACTTCGGAGCCAAAAGCCTATTAGCAAACAGTAACTTCCAGAAGTTTTTGGAGATTATTGAGCAGGATATTACGGATTGGAAGGAAGAACTCCTTCAAGTTTCCCCCGAGGGCCTACCCAAATTACAGGGGAAAATTGAAGGGGCGCTCTATGTCAGTGAATACGTGACTGACATAGTCGAGCGCCAAGCTCATGATGAGCAGCGGAAACGCGACAAAACAGAAAAGTTTTAGTTTTATCAAGGGGAAATTATGTCAGTACAAAATTTAGAAGCAACACCGCCGAAAGCCACACAAGCTCCCCCCGATGATGAGTCTTTGACTCCGGAGCAGGAGAGCGCAGTTTGGGCAGAGGCCGTATCTAATGCGAAATCCCTCGTTCGCGATGATGATGGAACACTTCCCGGCCCTATTCCGCCCGGAGTAGACTCCCAGGAAGATCCTGACACATCGAAGGGGGAACAAAGTAAGGAGGACGGTGACAATATCGCTCCAGAGGGTGAAGGCCCCGAGGATTCCGATGCCGGTGCTTCAAGCGAAGAGGAGGACACTTCCAGCGATGATCATCTCGCCAGTGATCAGAGTGACGGGACCGACGAAGAAGACTCGCCGGGCTATTGGAAGCAGCAAGCCGAAATCGCAGAAAAGCGTCGTCGTGACACCCAATCCGAGTTCACGCGGATGCGCGAACAGATCAAAGAGTTCGAAGCGAAGCTCGAGGCGCAGCAGAAGGATTCCCCCGATAGCGGGGCTCCGGAAGATGACGAAGAGATCGACGAGGAACTCGAGGCGCAAGCTGAAGAGCTGATGACCGACTCGCCTGAAATCGCCTATCTAATCCGAAAGGAAGCCAAGAAGATAGCGGATTCTTTGGTGAAGAAGGAGCTCGGAGGATTGCAAAAGAAGCAGCAGGAGCAGAGCGAACAATCGCATAAGCAGCAGGTAATGGAGGAGTTCAAGGCTGGAGTGACGAAAGTCTACCCGGACGCGATCGACATCGTCCAATCTTCTGACTATGCTGATTTTGAAGCGAGGCACCCGAATTGGGTGTCAGAGCAGCTCAACTCCTACGCGGACAACGATCCTACAGGTATGATCAAAGTCCTCGATCGGTACAAGGAAGAGATGGGTCAAGCGACTCCCCGCAAGTCGGGCTCGCAGAAGACCGCAGACAAAAAGCGGAGAATGGCAGCAGCGACATCGGCACCGTCGGGGAAGCAACGCCACCACCTCGAACCCTCGTCCGATAACAAGAGCGAAGAAGACATATTTAAGGAAGCGTCCGCATTCTTTGGTGCCCGTCTCGATAAGCGCGGCGATTTGTAACACAATTTTTATCTTCATCTTCAACATAGATTTACGGAGTAAACAATCATGTCCGATTTCGGAGACATTTCCTATCGTATTGGCACGTTCGCCAGTGCTCAGCTTCTCACTGAAGCTAAACAACTTTTGATCCTGCCTCGGTGGGCTCAACAGCGCCCCCAGCCCATGCACAAAGGGCTGACTCAGAACTTCCGCCGGTACAAGAACCTCGGAACCATCCTCAACCCGATCCACAAGGCTAATACCCCCACTGGAAGCGAGCTTGAGTACGAAGATTTCACCATGAACCTGAAGGAATATGGTTCTTGGACCCCCGTTGACCGATATATTCGTGATACCCTTGAAGACAATGTTCTTCAGGAAGCGATCCGCGTCAATGCTTACCAGATGGCCAAATCTCTTGAAACCCTGACCTACAACGTAGTCAAGGGTGGAACGAGTAAGGTCTACACGAACGGCGCCGCCCGCTCGTCTGTCAACACGGTACTGAGCCGCAAGGCTATCGTTGCCGCTGTTCGCCAGCTCGAAAACAACGACGCCCGGGAAGTTACCTCTCTCGTCCGTTCGACCCCCGACTTCAATACTACTGGTATTGAGCAGTCTTTCTTCGGATACTGCCATACTGATCTCAGCCCAACGTTGCGTAAGCTTGACGGATTCCTTCGCGTGAATGAATACTCGAGCCGCATCACTCCGTTGCCGGGTGAGATTGGCACTTTGGAAAAGGTCCGTTTCGTTGCCTCAAACATTGCCGAGCCTTGGGTGGCTGGCGGTGCGACCGGCGGGACGAACGTCATCGAAGACGCCGCAACCGGAAAGGCCAATGTCTACCCGGTTATGATCTTCGGTCAGGAAGCCTTCGCCACCTCGACTCTTGCAGGTCAAGGTGCGGCTAAGGTTGTGGTCCACAATCCGATGATCAGCGACTCGGATAAGCTTGGCCAGCGGGGTCATGTCGCTTGGTGTACTTGGTATTCCAGCGTCATCCTGAACAATAACTACATGACTCGTATCGAGTGTGCTGCCCAAGCTGATGCAGGCTTGAGCTGAGCGTAGTTCTTAGTCCGTCCCGGGGTTAGACTCGGGGCGGGCTACCTCTTTCTTTCAAAATCAAAAGGAGTTTCAACCATGTACGCAGTTAATACCTTTAAGTTCCCCGGCACCGGCGCCGCGATCGATCTCGACCTCGGATACGTTCCCGCCGTCGTTGAGGTGACGAATCTCGCCACCAAGGCTCGGGCCAAGTGGACTTCCAGCCTCGTTCGTCATATCTTGACGATTCTCGCAACCGCCCTTCCCGGCGCGGCTAATTTGGTCTTTACCTCGAAGGCCGACATCGATGTTTTTATCAGCGTCGCCTTTGTCGACCTTGGCGCTTCTGGCACATCGACCTTGACTATCACCGGAAGCGGCACGGAGGACGATCCCTACGTCTATTCCTTCGGGCTCTACGATGATGACAATGATAACAATGCCATTATTGCCTTACTTTCTGGTGACAGTTATCTAGAAGCTTCCGGCGCGGATGCCACCGCCGGCGCGAGCATCACCTATTTCGATGCGACTCCTCTCGCTTCTGCCACACTGAAGTACGCCGCAGCTGGTGATCTTACGGTCATTTCCGGTGGTATCGAGGTGAATCAGGGTGAGGAAGGACAAGTAGACGGGGTGAACATCGGCGCGATCGCCGACGTGAACGACGCCTCTGGTGAGGAATTCATCGTCGAATGCTACCGAGGCAACATGTAGCAGTTACATGGTGCTGTAGGCGGCACCGCAACGGCTCCCTTGGGTCCCCTTGCCCAAGGGAGTCTTGCCGCCGACATCAAGGAAGTACCATCCATGTTCAAATTTTTGTTTTTCATTTCGGAGTTTTAAAATGCCGCCTAAAGCCAAGTCTTTTTCAACACAACTCCCACTCGAAAGGTGGGTGATTGTGAGTCTCGGGTCTATCTCACACAATGCCGCGCAGATCCCGCTACCGTATAACCACAATGGTATCAGCGGGTCGATTGACCGGGACGAGATTCAGCTCCTCCCGTACTTCATCGTGGAAGGACTGAAGAACGATTACCTCCCCAGTTATCGCGTCAACCCGAACGACCCCGGGCAAGAGCAATTCATGGAGGATAAGTTCTCCTTCAATATCACCGAGATTCCGGACGAGTACCAAACCCCGGAAGGCGTCCGCGAGCTTCTCAAAGAAACTGAAGATCCGGAACACCCTTTCCATGGGCTCAAAATGAAAATCTCTCGCTTCCCGGATGAATGCCGCAACAATGGCGAATGGGCGCTTAAGCCTGAAAAGAAGTTCCCCAAGAAGCCCAAGAAGTCAAAGAATGCCAGTGAAGAATCGTCCCCGGAAACTGAGTACGAGGGCACTGTGGAAGCAACCAACGAGGACTAAATGGGCGACATCGTTATCTCTCAGTTCCCCGGAATTGCCCCGCGAATCCGTGCGGCAACACCGGGGGCAGTCACCTATGCAGAGATAGCGCAAAATGTCGATCTATCCGGGGAAACTGTCCGCTCTCTCAAAGCTGATTCATTTGTAGAGAGTGGACATTCCGGAGAAATTATCAAGTCGGACGGGGCTTGGGTATCCGGTAAAGAAAACTATATCGAAACTCGAGTAGGTGATTTTGATATCCTGATTTGGAGGGACACGGTAGCGGGCAAATACCGCCGCAAGATCCTCGGTGTCACCCGGGATCTTGGCCTTCAAAAACCCGCCACGCCAAGCCTAGAGTCTACATCTTTGCCGGTCCCGATCGGGGGAGTGATAGCGGAGGTCCCCGACGCAACTGAATTTCTCCCACAAGGCGTCGAATACATTTATTATTTGACGTTCTCGCGAATCATTGACGGGGAGGAATACGAGGGGGAGCCATCGCTTTCAACGAGCGTTAGCCTATACCCAGAGGGGAGCGCGACAAGGTATCATTCCATTAGCCGCCCGACGATCTCCGATACGAATGTCACGACTTGGAACGTCTACCGCAGCGACAACGGCGACACGGCCCGCCTCATCGCTCAAGGCAACCGCCTCGGGCTTGGGGAGGGCTTCGACACCATAACCGACAAGCTCAGCTCGAACGCCAGAGGACGGACCATCGATTCGATCCGCAGGCAAGGCATAGACAAGTACAGGTTCGAGTACGTTATAACGTGGGTCAGGGACACCGGGGGATTTGAGGATGAATCAGGCCCTTCTGACCCAGTATCAGCAGTCCTCGTTTCACCCGGCGCGACGATCACGCGGGAGCTCTCTCCCCCCGCCGGTGTCACCAAATGGAACATTTACAGGATATCGACCGACTACGACCCAACCCTATCCTTTCAGCTCGTAGCCTCGGTCGACATATCAGAGTCGAGCTTCGAGGATCTCCTCGATAATGCCGACCTCGGGGAGGCGATCCCTACCAGTTCGACCGCAGCGGACGGGACGCCGGTCATCGTCGAGCCGCCAGAGCTTCTTTTTGAAGGAATGGCCGGGCCTTTTTACGGAACGCTGTTCGCTTGGAAAGGATCGAGGCTATACCTGAGCGATCCCGGCAAGCCGGATTCTTGGCCGGTTTATTACCAGAAGGAAGCCGGCGCAGAGATAATCGACGTCGTTGGGAATGGCTCGGAGCTTGCCGTCATTACAAAGAAAGGTGTTCAGCGCGGAGTGGGGATCGATCCGCTTACTTTCTACCTTGCGCCGGGGTTCGGTGGGGAGGGTGGGATTAGAAGGCAACTCACGCAAGAAACCGATTTTGGCGCGTTCTACATGTCGAGGAACGGGATCAATTTGATCCGGGGGTCTTCTAGTACACTGGTGTCCGAGGCGAAGATGGGACGGGATTTCTTTCAAAATCTCGACATGTCTTCGGGGCACCTTGCCTATCATGCCGGCGGAATCTATTTATTTCATTCGTCGGGGGTGCTGGTTTACCTACTCGAGCGCGGGGAGTTCATCACAATGGGCGCCACCTACAACGCTAGTTTCCTCGACAGGGCAGACGGAATTCTTTATGTCCTCGATGGCACTCAGATCAAGGGCATGCACCAAGGCACCGATGACTTGGAGTTTATTTATCGGACCGGGGATATCGTTCTTAGCGAGCCCGATGACAAGCGATTCAAGAGGGTTTACCTCACCGGAGACGGCGAGATCACGGAGGTATCAGCTATCCTTGACGGGGTTGAAGTGTCCTCGAAAGCGATCAACCTCGACACCAATACCAGCGACAGGCGACTGAATCTCCCGCACGGCAAGAACGCAAGGGCGCTCCAGATTGAAATGCGGAGCTCCGAAGGGGAGGTCAAGGAAGTACGCGTCGAAGTCTACCGAGAGAGGCGCAGTCGTTGAAAGTCCTCCCCCCATTCACGCTGACCACCAATGACCCCAAGGAGATCGAGAGGGCAGTAAACGATTTTGCTCAAGGGCTCCAAACAATTATCAATCAGGTTGAAGCAGAATCCCGCAGGCAGAGAGAGGAACTCGAGCGACGTCTTGTGGTCAAATTTTGGGACTAAAGTCGTGTTTTTCCTACGTTTTCCTATATTTACTTTGTAAATCCGAGGATATGATGATTTCAGTCATTCCCGCAGATTTCACGAACGTGGCCGAGGGCTAAAAAAATGAGCACAGCAGAAAGCGCGGATAAAGGTCAAGCAATAACCTCGACAGCAGCGAAAGTCCCGGGGCCAGTCGGGGTGATCGGGACAGTGCTATCTATAGGGACGTCGATCGTCCAGTGGGATGCAAACAGAAAAGAAGAAAAACGTTTACGAGCGGAGATGGCGCGTCGGACTGCGTCCGCAAACAGAGTCCAACAGGAAATCGTCGCTAGATCGGATCTATACGCCGCGACGGCGGAAACGGTGTATGAGCAAAATCTTGCGACTATAGACGAGGCGCGTTCGGAAATGACCGCAGCGATTAACACTGCACTAAAGAACAATGACGAAGCGGCAGCGAACAAATACAGGCTAGAGATGGAAGCTATCGACAAAACTCTAAGGGCGACGCTCGGGGTAAGTCAACAAAATCTCGAGGAAGGACTCGAAAGGATTGCAACAGATAAGCTTCTCCAGGAGGATTTTCTTGAGGGGGATTTGATGGTTCAGTCCCGCCTACGCGGGGAAGCCCTAGCAAATACAGAGTCTTCAATCGGCATGAATGATAAGATCATTAGAGCGGTATCCGCTCAGATTGATGAAATAGCCGCAAATGGGGGCAGACCGCGCGGGCTCGATGCGGCTCAATCACAGGTCGAAGCTGACTTTAGGGATCTTGAGGCGGATGTGAACAGGGTAGCCGCAGCCACGGGGGCAACGAACCTTGATGCCAAGAAGACCTCGTTACTTATGAACAAGGCTAAGGCTAGGGCGTCGACCAGCGCGACGTATCGAGAAAAGGGCGACCAAGCACTATCTCAGCTTTCGGCTACCGCCGCCGGCGCTACATCCAATCAAACCAATCTCGCGAGGGAAAGGCTTGCGCTCGGCACCCCTACAGAGGGCAGAGAGCGCATGGATTTTCAGGACAAATTCAGGGGACAAGAGCAGGCTCTCGAACAGCAATCCGCACGGGACCGCCTCGCCATCACCGCCCAAGCAGGTGACAGGGCTACTGCGTCAGTGTCGGATCTTGCCAGCGCAAAACAAGCCAATACTTCTCAGGCAGGTGGGCGATTCCTCGATCTCGTTGGTAAATCCTCCGGGGCGCAGATCGCGGAAACAACCAAGCTTCAATCGGCTAGGCAAGTCGCACTCACTGGTGTGACTGGCGGGTTATCAGATCAGGCTGATCAGTTCCTCGTGTCCGCGAGGTCCGCCGCAGAGGGGGCGGCTGCGGCTGGCAGATCAGCGGAATCTGGTCTTACAAATGCGATAAGCGGTGCAGGAAAACTTATAGATACCGACGTGGACTACAACAGTAAAAAAAAAACTAATATCCCTACCCTCAACACCGGAGTAGGGGCAATCGTGGACGAGGACGAGAGAGTCCTAAAGGAGAAGTGGAGAGCAGAGAGAGAAGAGCAACTGAGGCGATACAGAAGGGAAAATCACGAACCGATGTGAGTCGGGCATAACCCGAGAAGCCCCTAGCGACGCCATATCATGACAAACAAAACTGAAAAAAGGTAACAGAAATGCCTATCGATTACGCAAGAGCAATTTCAAAAGGGCTCCAGCAATTCCAAGAGGATCGCGAGAGGATGGCGGCTGCGCGTGAGAAAAAGCGTCAATCGGACATGAAGATTAGCCGAGATTATGAAGAATCCTTGCTCCGCATAGAGAAATTGCAGCAAGAGATCCAGAAGAATAAGGAAGGCGCCGCCGCACGTCGCGCCGAAAATATGAAGCGGGAAGTGCAGGCTAACCTCGAGTACATGGCAGGAGTGGCTAAAATGGGCGGGTTTACTCCCGAAGTCAATAAATTGATTCAGGACACCGTTTATTGGAACGCAAAGGCGGACAAGGCCCAAGCAGAGGGGGAGTATGAGAAATATAAACAAGCCAAATCCGAAGCTAAACTAGCTGCAAAAATCGCTAACAAAGAGATTTCGTTGCTGCGGGAGAACCGATCCACCTCCGATATTATTCGATCGCAGGAGGAGTCCAAAGCGAGGATCAATGGCCTTGACGCGGCCTTGGCCCCTGACGAGCGTAGGATGAAGTTTCTGGATAGTTCACTCGATGCGATAAGGGCGCGGGCTAATGCTCTACGCGATAAGCTCGAGGCAGAGGGGGAGTCGGAGGAGTCCTTACGAGAGAAACTGGCGAAAAAGGAGGGTACGTTCGGTTTTGGTGGGGAGAGTGACGAGGAATACCAACTACGAACAAAAGATGCCCGCCAGAAGCTTAAAGAGCTCGCCGAGCTCGACGAGCAAGTTAATCAGTTAAATGTTGACAAGGGCCTGCTAGGGGTTGATGTGGCAAGCAAACTACTGTCGCGGGACTTTGAGAGCCAGTCTGTGCATTCTAGCATGCTTGACATTGCAGGGATTGAGGACCAAACAAATATAGGGCTTTTTGAATTCAAACCTACCACTCATCTGAGTGATATTCTTGAAAAAAATACGCAGTCCTATATGGAATACGCAGGCAAACCTAACGAGCTAGTCGCAAAGCGTGATGCGGAAGCCCTTCAGAAAAAGAAAGAGCAGGCATTGCAGCGCAAGCTCGGCGAAAAACTCACTATCCCGAAATCCGCCACACAGGGGGTCGATCGACTCATGGGTAGGTCGATGCGGACTATTCCGAGAATGGACTTTGCGAATGGGGTAGCGTCTCCTCCCGATGAAATAGAATCCGCCCGTCAACGACTGGCGAGATAATCCATGGGAAAAAAGCGGAGCCTCCGGGAATTTCTTCCGGTAGAGGAGGACTATTCCGGGACGGAAGTCCTCGGGGTAATTGATAAGCCCGATTACACCGTGTCGGGCGCAGCTGAGCGCTTGATTCCTACACTGAGAGAAGCCCCTCTCGGAGAACCCGCCCCAGTCTTCGCCCCATCCGAAGAATACCCTCAAGTCCTAAACCCGGACCCCAACACCGCCCCAGCTCCTTTCTATAGCTCCGCTCGCAATGAATGGCAGGACAAATCCCCCACCCTCGAGCAAAGATTCACAAGTGAGATAGACTTCATTAAGCAGTTGCGCGAGGTGCAGGCAGATGACCCCTCATTGACGGACGATGTTATTGCAGAGGCGGCAGCTAAACGCCTCATGGACCGCAGCCAGAAAGACGGAAATTTTAAGGTTGGGGACTACGATTGGGAGCAATATGTCGATGCTCGCTCTGGAAAAATCAGTTATCACGAAGCCGCGAAACGGATCGAGAAGTGGAAAAAGGACTTTTATAATGAGACGGTCGCTCCCCAGCAATCTCAAGTCGAGCGCACCTACCGCCGAGTCACCGGGCAGGATAAGGGGCGCGAGCCTAGCCTAGACTACTGGCTAAAGCGTGGGCAAGGAGAAGAGCCGATACAGGGGGAAGACCCCGCCAATCTCGCGGAAGAGACTTATTTTTCCGGAGCGGAGTCGTTACAGAGAGGAATCGCAAATACTACAGGACTCGCTCTCGGATTAGGGGCGTGGGCGGCGAGTGCCGTCGGGGCGGAAAAAGCCCGAGATAACATGCTTAAGGTGTACAAGGATACGGTAGACGATGCCGCAAAGAATCCCGCCAGATACAAGCTTGAGGATGTATTTCAGAACCCGTCGAAAGCTCTCCCATGGGCGGCAGGTGTAGCCGGGGAACAACTCCCAATTATGGCATCGATTGTCGCTTCAGGAGGGCTCGGAGGGGCAATATCGAGCGCGGTTGGAAAGAAAGTTGTATCCAAGTTTGCAGCGGACCAACTCAAAAAGGGCGCTACGAATTCGATTGCTAAGCGAGCGTTAAAGAAAACGCTAGAGTTTGCCGCCAAGGAGTCAGTTGGTGTTACAGCGGGAACCGGGTTAGCGTCAGCAGGCATAGAAACATCAAGCATTTACACGGACATTTACGAAAAGACCGGGGAGCATAGGCCCCTCGTTGCGGCAATATATGGGGTAGGGGCTGGAGCCCTCGAGGCGACTCCCGTTGCTATGATCCTTAATCGGGTCGGGGGAAAGGGTGCGTTGACCAGTTTTGCGAAGTCAATGATAAAAGCAGCGAATGCGGCGGGGTACGCTAAGCGAGGGGCGATTCAAGCAGCCCTCGAGGGGGGTACTGAGGGCCTCCAAACGGTCATCGAACGCGCCGCAGTGAAATGGGTTGACGAAAACCGGAATGTTATTTTCGACAAAGACTCGGATTTTTACCTTGACAAAGAGGCCGCTTCTGAGATCCTCAACGCGGTCGGATCGGGGGCAATCCTCGGTTTTGGAATGGGCGCCGGAGTGAAGGGCGACCCTCAAGCGCAAGCAGACCTTGCTAAGAAAAAGCGAGAGCTAAAACGGAAGAAATACGGCAAAAATATCGAGATCATCGATGACATTGATGCCCCGGTAACGCCCGATAGTAAGCCCGCACCTCAGCCCCAACCGCAAGCGGGGATCGACCCGGAAGATATTCGGCAGGCTGAGCAGGTCGAAGCAGAGCTCAAACAGGTGGATGACATTGCCGTCGAGGCTGGCGCCCCTACCGAGCGACAGAAGCTCTATGGGGATTTAATATCGGCGAAGTACCGCGACCCTGACGACGGCCCCGGCGACCCCCTCCTTCGGTTCATCCAAGAAGGGGAAACGGCGGAGATCGAGGGCTTACTATCCGGAAAGGCCGGCTCGCTCGCTCCTTCAACGATCGAAGTCTTGGAGGCCGAGCTTGAGCTACGAAAGGGGCAAGGTGGTGTTAAGCTCGACGAGATATCGCATATCGATCCCGAAATCGTTTCGGAGGCGATAAAAGCGGGCGCGGGGACTGAGCTCGAAAACGAAAGCATTCTAGCGATGCGGGAGGACATGCGGGAGCCTACTTCAGAGCAGGCCATGCCAGAAGAGCAGGCCGTGCCAGAAGAGCAGGCCATGCCAGAAGAGCAGGCCATGCCAGAAGAGCAGGCCATGCCAGAAGAGCAGGCCATGCCAGAAGAGCGGGCCAT